AGGCCCCTTTTAAAGGGCCTCCCTGTGTCTATTGACACGCCGGAAACGGTTCTGGGAATTCGGGATGCAGCGCATCCCACCGGATTCTCTTTTAAATTATCCATAAGGAACTCTCATGGTGGGAATCGTAACGCAAAAGCGTAAGTTAAAAGCTCCTTATCCGGGTTATGACCCGGTAGGTGGCGTAGTACCTTACGTCTATCAGAATGCCGGCATTGTCGGCTTTCAGACAGGCTTTTACGGACTCCCCCGACTGAATCAAGTAACGACCTCTTTTAGAGGTCGTGATGACTATGGAGCGACGAATGATACTAGAGCTGCTTACGAGATGGTACTCGAAAATCAGCTTAGTAACATCGCACCATATGATACGGGCCACGAATTTCATACGACGAAGGGTAGCATCCGTGCTTCCCATCGTACTTTTGAGTGCCGTGGCTTATCAGGGGCTTACCGGAAAGGGCCATTATTGGTCAATCACGGTCTACCCTCTGAACCTACGTATTCATTTGCAAGCATGGACATCACCAAGGGCTCTACAGCTCTCAGGAGAACTATGCCTACAAAGTCAGCGGCCAATCTCTCACAAGCTCTTCTTGAGCTGGTAGTTGATCTACCTCGCATTCCTTTCGCAGCACTAGGACAATCGAAGTCGCCGGTGGGCTTTCTGAGCAAAGGCTCAGAAGAGTACATCAACGCTACGTTTGCCTGGTCTCCGTTGGTCAGCGATGTTCTGAAGATCTGTCGAGCAATCGTCAGATCTAATGACATACTAACACAGTATGCGAGAGACAGCGGACGTCAAGTCCGCCGCCGCCTTGAATTCGATGAAGAAAATCAGAAGCTATCGGAGATTGTATATCCGAATAGCTCTCTTGATCAGTTTGCTTACAATAGCGGGCGTTCTGCCAGCTCATTGTTTGCAAGCTCTTCATCGTCAGTGGGTACTCTCACTAATACCGACACCTTGTATACCAAATACTGGTTTGCCGGTGCTTGGATGTATCATCTTCTCGAGGGCGATTCCGTTCTCGAGAAAATGAACTTCTTCGCAGGTCTCGCCAAACACCTTTTGGGTGTTAAAATGGACGTAGATCTAATGTGGGAGCTTACTCCATGGAGTTGGTTGGCTGATTGGTTTGCGAATATTGGAGATATTATCTCCATTAATTCTGCAATTGCCAATGACAACCTTGTCTTGAGGTACGGCTACTTGATGCGTGATAGCATCTGGAAACGTACCTCTAAGCACACCGGGGTCACTTTTTATAGTGGCCCTAGTGGTGAGATATCGTTTGTTTATCAGATTTATGATAAGCAGCGTATCCGCTCGACACCTTATGGATTTGGCCTTAACACTGCTGCATTTAGCAATCAGCAGTGGGCCATCCTCGGAGCACTGGGACTTTCTCGGGCTCCAAACAAGATGATGTGGGGCTGATTTACCCCGTTTACATCATCCTTGAATGGATAAGAAACCATTCTCGTATCTAACTAAATTATCAATTGAATTAACAATTCAATAAAATAGGAGATAGCAATGGCTTACACCGATCCTCAGTCAATTAACCTTACCGGATCCGCTTCCTCTCTTCCGAGAGTTAGCGGGCCTGCCAACGGTTCTGGACAGTTTATGTCCAACGATGGCACGCTTGCCCTCGACATTAAGCAATCCAATGGAAAGCGGTCGAGCTGCATTATCCGGGCCACAATTAAGAAGTATAGCGTGAACCCTCTGGACACGACGCTTAACGTTCCTGTTAATGCGTCTGTGTTCGTCGGATTCAATCGACCCCTTCAGGGCTTTACTGTGACCGAACTGGTCACGGCTCTGAATGGACTCGTAGCTAACTTGCAGGCTAGCACTAATGCTAACCTGATCAAGTTTCTTGGCGGCGAAAGTTGATCAGTTACACCCAGCTCACGCTGATTGTAATTGTAACTATCGCCTATTGTGGGATCACGGTTTTTCCGTGGTTCGTTTTCGGCAAACGTAGAGTTTACGCGAGCCCGAAACACTGATATCGGAGAGTCATGCTACTGGACAGATAGCTCTTGAAAGGAGCACCTGTGAATAGCCTGATTGATCTCCTACTCGAGGTTTTGGAGGAATCCGGAACCTTATGCGGCATAGACACTTCGCAAGATCGAAAAACGATTCTTGCGCGGTATCAGACAGAGGGTGAAAGTTTTCTGACTATCACCTTACCTTCTATAGTCAAGGACCTTTACAGGGCTCTTGATCAAGAGGAGGTAACTCCTGACCTTTTCGCCTCTTTTAAGAGGATAAAAGGAAGGAAACTCCCATTGTTCATGGGTGGTTTCTTTGAGAAACTGTTTGATACCGAAAGTGGCGTGCTCACTCATGTAGCTAGCGAGAATGACCTAGCCGCGGCTGAAGCCGCGCAAGTCATTCGAGCCATAGTCCAGGTAACTGGTCTATGTGGCAAGCTCTTTGAAGTCTGTTCCGATAAACGGAACCAGGCTGCAATGGAGCGCTACATTGAGAATGACTCAACGGTCCGTGCTTTTGATATGTTGCGAGAAAGTAAACTCGCTGAACAAGGTCTTCGTAAGACTGACCTTAGACATATCATGCATGTGCTGTTTGGGAACGTACTAAAGGAAGCTAATGAAGCTATCCTGAGGGAAGAACTCAAACCGCATCATGGACCTGGGATACTGCTGACCGGCTTCTTGGCAACAAGAAATGGCAGCAGCCCCAGTGGCCTGAGAGATTGGAAGACGTATTTCCTTATGGGAAATGGGCCTACAACTCTTATCTGAACTATCTTGATGATGTTCTGAATGGCCGCGTTGAGGACCCCGGTCCTGAGGTGCCTGTTAAGGTTATCTCAGTTCCTAAGACGCAGAAAACGCCAAGAATTATCGCGATCGAACCTACGCATATGCAATATATGCAGCAGGGCGTTCGCGGTGTTCTTGAGAAGGCTATCGCGAATGATAAATTCGTGACAGCTATGATGGGATACTCGGATCAAACGCTTAACCAGCGTTTGGCGAGAGAGGGCTCCCTTACAGGGGCTCTCGCAACACTCGATTTGAGTGATGCATCCGATCTCGTTTCCTTCGAGCTTGTTGACTATTTGTTTAAGGATTGTCCCGCTTTGCGGGTTGCTCTTTGGGCAACTAGATCTCAACAGGCTCGAGTGCTTGACCAAGTCATTGACTTGGCCAAGTTCGCGAGTATGGGGTCTGCACTGTGTTTCCCTATTGAAGCGATGGTCTTCTCGGCCATCACTATCGCAGGGATCTACGCAGGGCTTGGGCGCAACACAAAACTCGAGGTTCTCATACGAGACCTTGAGGGTAAAGTGCGAGTCTATGGGGACGATATTATCGTTCCCACAGAACATGCCCAATCCGTGGTCGATTGCCTTGAGGCTTGTGGCCTAAAGGTAAATCGAGCCAAGTCTTTCTGGAGTGGATACTTCAGAGAGTCTTGCTGTAAGGAATACTGGCGTGGCTTTGACGTTACATACGTTAAGCTTCGGCACAGACTCCCTACCCTGCGGAAACCCTTATCCGAGGACTCGGCAGCCGTAGTACATACAGCGGCGTTTGCAAACAATCTCCGTAAGGGGAAATGTTATACAAACGTCGTTGCTCTACTCGACGCACTTATGGATAAAAGACTGAAAGGTCTTTATCCATTAGTGTTGCCGACATCCTCAGCCATAGGGCGGCACTCTCTTTTTGGCGGTTTTACCGTTGATAAGATGGACCGTGATCTGCAGAAGCCTTTGGTTAGGGCTTATGTAGTTAACACGACTCCTCCAGCTTCTATACTGGATGGATATGCCGCCCTGATGAAGTGCGTCTGTACTGATTCGGATTTGCCTAATCCGGATACAGAGCACTTGATAAGGGCTGGAAGGTGGCCTTCCCTTCGCTTAAAGAAGGCCTGGATCTCACCGTTTTAACGGTGAGATACTCTTGAGTTAACCTCAAGAGTAAGAGGAGCCTTTTGGCGCCTTCTCGGGCCATTAGACTCGGGGAGGTGCGCGTTGGGATTTTCCCAACAGGCAGCAC